TACGGTTGCTGCAATATTCGCTATAGCATCAAATTGAACAGTTAGTGTTACTAGGTTATCGTTAAAAGTCCCCTTATCTCTTATTATTTGTATTTTATGTTTAGGTATGTGTGCTTTACAGTTACCCCCTCCACTAATACCAAGAGCAAGGCATCCTAGCATATTCCACATTTTTATTTCAAGCTCTGACATTATCTGAACGACATCATCATCAAATAATTGAATCCCTTGAGTGCTACCTAAGTTTACTGGACGGGCTAACACCATCTTAAATGTATATACCTCATCAATCCCCTCTGCAATAGTAGTTGTTGGATAATCAACATTTAGTAAATCATAACAAATATTGTGATCAAAATTTATAGTGGTTGCTTTACCAAATTTAAAAGTACAAAAACCAGCAGCTGTAGCACAAGACTTAAAGTCAGTCATTAGACTTGTTAAATTATATGTAGTGTTGTATGTGGACATTTTATGTGTTTGTTTTTTTGTTTATATCATGTAATTTATGCTCATAACTATTACAAGCTGATTTCCAAGATAAATATGTTAATATTTCATATAAATTAGTTATTAATACACTTTCTACTGCGCTAAGGTTGTCTTTCGTGAAAATTCCATCCTTAGAAATATCATATACAGAGTTTAACCAACCATAACCATCTATTGTTCCTCTTGTTGCAATTCGGGCCTTTGGATCTCCTCCTTCACCTGAGAGGTTAGGAAACTTAACATCAACTTCTGCTCTAACTTGCTCAAAAAAAAACCTACATCCCAAATGGTTGCCATATCTAATTTTTCAAATTGTTTAGCTCTTTTGTCTATTAAATCATCATCTAGCTTTTCAACTTCCCCCTCCTTTTTACAAAGAATAGCTATTTGTCTTGGCAAAATCTCCATCTTTCCTTTATCTAACATATTAGATTGTAGTTCTAGTTGTTCTGCCTCAACATATCTACCAAAAGATGATTGTTTCATAAAGTTTTCAGGAAGAATAAACTTTTCATCTCCTATAGAGAATGAATCTATATTAATTGGAGTATAATGTTCATTTAAGAAACTTAATGTTTTCATTATATCGTTTGCAACATCTAAATCAATAAGACTCACTTCTGACTCTGTTAGTTGTAACCAAAAAGACAATATTTTAGTATTATCTTTTAAGTCCTGAAGAGTTGCCTCCCATTCTTCAACCTCTGTTTTAGGTTCTGACTCTTCTTTAGCTGATATACCTTCTAATAGGTTTGCGAATCTTAAAAACTTATCAAAACTACAATCTTCCCATGAAGATGGTATGCTTAACTTATTTTCTTTAATAATATATTCTTCCATTAATTCAAATGTATTTTTTCTTCACTTTCTGTCCAAGATTGTGCTATTAAACTTCTATCTAATTTTTTTAGAGTAATAGATATTAAAGAGAACACTTTTTCTTTAAATTTATCTAAATCTTCACCCTCAGTAACTTGAACTGATGCAAAATATCCTATTGTTGCCCAATATACATTATTTGGTAGAGATAGATACCAATTTTCATAATCAACTTCACCAAGAATGGCATATATACCTAAATTATTATGAAAAGTTATAAATTTATCCATTACTTTCTTATATCCTTCAAAATCTTCATCATAATGTGTAGCATCATTTATAATATCTTCAAGCTCCACTAAAAAGCCGCAAACTATCTTTGAGTGCCTCTTGTTTAAGCAATAAATTTCAACATCTTTTCCCATCAAGCAATATAAAGAAAATTAAATGGAAATATATGGAACAAAAAGTTAGTTTTTTTATCTGTAAGCTAATATCTTTCTATTACCTTTAAACATATACCTCATCCTCATCATAAGAGCATCAGCATAATCAGGAGAATGTCCTAAAACAGCTTTCATCTCTTTTTTTGATAAAATCGCCAACTTCATATCACTATCCATATTCTTTCTCCTAATAACCTCTAACTCTTCAATTATCTTATTCCTAAGATCAATATCATTACACTTTATCCATATATTACCTACATTTATCTGTTCTGCTAGTTTATAAAAGCATTGTGTCTTTAAGTTTTGATAATTCTCTTTATCTAGTGCTTTAGCGTTATTTACGAAAGGTTGGACTCCTTTCATGTAATGAGAGAGATATTGCCCTACTCCATCACTATCTATTATAATGTTTTTTTGTGGTATTTTGTGTATATCTGCTAGGTTTCTTATCAGTTTCTCCACATTATCAGCAGATGTCTTGTCTTTTGTTATTATTTCCTTGACAATCATGCCTTCCCATATACAAATGACTAATTTATCACTTCCAAGTAAGGCAACATCACAAGATAGATACTTTTCTCCTTCATTAGACACAGATGAGTTAGTAAACATATCTAATATAGCCTCGTAATCAAAAAGCCTATCTTCCCCTGAATCATATTCCCAATTACCATGCAATAACCTTTCTCTTGATACAGGATCAAGTTTCTTTAGTTGTTCTTCATAAAATTCAGATATATGAGGATTGTCTGCAAGTTTAGCCTTCACAAACTTCTTATGAGTAGCCAAAGTACCATCTCTATCTTGTTTATAAAAATCATACACCCAATTTTTTGCTGGATTACACGACATAAGCACCTTTGGGCGAAGTTCATATTGAGAAAGCATATAACGAATCCTTGATGCCACAACATTCTTTGCTTTTTCTGTACACTGATTAACTTCATCTATAAAGGCTCCAGAAATCTCTAAAGATCCAAGTGAATCAAAGTTTGGATCTGCTGGATATTGGTATAAGTCTTTTAAAAGAATGGTGCTACCATTTGTAAACTCTATAACATTACTTTGAGCATTAAATTTATAAATCTCTCCTTTTTTAACTCCCCAGTCGGAGCAAACCATAAAGAAAGAGTTTAATGTTGTTTCTTTCAATGTTTTTAGTACCGCCCTTCCCATAAGCCACCTTGTTCCAGGATATCTTAGACAAGAATACAACAACCATGCTGCTCCAAAATATGATTTCCCTCCCCCAGCACTTCCTCCAAATAAAACCTCACTAGTTTCATTGTCATGTAGGTATTGCCAGGCTTTATCTTGTTTTGGTGTTGGTTTAAAATCTATTTCCAAACCTTCTTAACTAATCCTTTTACTGGGCTTACAATTAAGAATGTTAATAAAAGATAAATTATTGCACTTGGCAATACACAGAATACTGCCACTATAGCAAATACATATTCTATAATTCCTGCGTTTTTAGTTTTTAAGTCTGATTTAAAAAATTCTTTTAATTTTTTCATATTTATTTATTTATTATCCACAATTAATTGTATGTGCATTACGAAGTAAGGCAGACCATTTTTCAGTTGTTATACCTTCTGGGTGGTTAGTTACATTGGCTAAATTATTTATCAGTGTTAATATGGAATCGTAATCTTCAGCACAACCAGGACTTCCAGTGCCTGAATCTAAACTGCCAAGTTGGAATGTACTATCTCCAATCACATCTGCTTTGTTTATAGCATCAACTGCGCTATAAAGACTAATTGTAGTCATCCCAGCTCTACCTGGCCTGCCATGTTCAGCAGAAACCCTACAATCATCACTAAAATTTGTACTAGTACCATCACTCCAATTTGATTCTAGTTGTTTAATTTCACTCAATGAAATATTTTGGCAAATACCTATTGATAATGTTTCATTAGGAGCAAACCCTGTACTAATCCTATCCATAAATAAATCAAAGATAGGTTCAGTGATATATTCCTTTACTATTCTTGGATTAGAAAGATGCACATCGGCATTTATATCTTTAGACACTACTTCTTTTTCATTTATTTCAGAAACCTCTGATGTAGTGCCTAACCTTACAGATTTAAGAACATTGTCTTTATCTTTAGATACAAGCCTACTCCTCTCCTTCTCTTCAGCTTGTAATCCACTACTACCACTCTCTACTAATATTGCATACATTATGCAAGTCATACCATCAAATTTTGCCATTTTATTTTATGTTTTATTTATTCTTATTGTTTCCAAACTATATCATTTATTTTCATTATATTCGTACCTCAAAGTTTTACTTCTTTAAAAGGTATTACTTCTTTGCTGGAAAATGCGAAAACGAAGTTAAGCAGAGAACAGCTAAGTGCTATTAAGGGGGCTAATAGTGTTTACTCGGAAGGTGATTTATAGTTAAACACAAACCCCTCCCCACCACTAGTAACATCAACCCTATCTACAACAATTCCCTTCATCTTTGCAATATCCTGTAGTAATAATCTACATATATTCAAATCTCCTGCCTTGTAACCTTGACTATATAAATCTTGCAACATAATCTGATGCTTGTCAATTTCATATTCCCTCTCCTCAGCAAACTGATCAGCAAAAGTTTCTAAAGCCTTCTTATAATAGATACTTGCCATCCTTTTCTTAATCCCCCAATGAGCCTCACAATACTCCATTATATCAGTATATCTTATACCTCTTAAAATTAACTTCACAACCTCAGTTGTTCTTTTATAACTCACCAAACTTGTAGCCTTTCCAGAACTCTTGTCTAAATTCAAATCGCTTGGATTATATTTTGAAACAACCTTTCTAATAGTCTTATCATCCTCCTCTTTCTGCTCCAACTTGGCAGCCCTCTTAATTGCTCTTCCTTTATCCCTTTTGTTCATTTTGTAAAGTTACATTATTTATGCACAATATAAATAAAACTTATTGAAATAATTTGGAACTAAAATACATATTATGCAGTTGGTGTAATAAAACTCTAAATTGGCTAAATCTAGTATGAATATTGGACTACCCCTAAAACCCCCCCTAATTACGCAAACATTTTAATTATTTTTTTTATTTTCAGGAGGTTATATATTTAAATTTCGCCCCTCAATTAAGCAAATTTATATAAATTATTTATTTTTTTTCGTTGATTTTGTGGCTTGATGCTTGACAAAGTGCCCATTTTATAGCCTTGTTATTGCCTCAATTTGTAGCCTTTCGTTGTCTTATTGTGTGCCAATATTAACGCCCATTAGTGTAAAAGAGTTTGCATTTAAGTAAGCAATACACACACACAAAGCCCACACACACACACACACAACCCCCCCAAATAACGCCCAATATAAGCCAATATATAAGCCAATATATAAGCCTTATTATAAGCCCCAATATAACCCCTTTTATATGTCGCCAGGATTGAGCTCAAATTCTGATCTTCTCTAGTGATTGCCCAAATTTAGCCAAATTTTAGCCCCTATATAAGCCCCTTAATAAGCCCATAAATAGCCAAGATATAAGCGTATATATAGCCAAGATATAAGCGTATATATAACCCCTTATATAAGCCCTAATATAAGCCCCTTAATAAGTGCCCTAATATAAGCCCCCTTATATAGTGCCCCTATATAGTGCCCCTATATAGTGCCCCCTATATATAACCCCCCTTATAAGCCCCTTATATAAGCCCCTATATAAGCCTTATTATATAAGCCCCTTATATAAGCCCATAAAAAAAGCCCCCTTTAATAAGGAGGCTTTAAGTAGTGCAAAGGCTTTATATGTTAGCCTTGTAATAGTGTAGGGATGCTATCATTTTCAAAGATGTAAACTTTTGCCCCCTTCCAACAATCCAAAATATAAGCGTTTAAATCGTGCCTAGCCTTTAGCCCTTCAATGTATATCACTACATTAAATGAGGCGTTCACATCTTCCACACATTCACCCCCTACAAATCCAATAGATACGAAATAAGGTAGTTTGTTAGTGTGGTTTATGCTTAAAAATTCCTTAGTTTTTTCTATCCTATTTTGTGGCGTTGGGTTCATTTTATCCCTATTGTATAGCATTTTATACTCTACTTTGAACATTTGCCCCCCTTCATTTTTTTGATTTTGCATAGTTGTAATTTTAAGTTAATTTAGTTAATTTAGTTTAATTTGTTGATTTGCTTTTTAAGGCGTTTTACCTCTTCAAACTTTATAGAATGACAACCAATATATAAAGCCTTATTTTGTGCCTTGTTAAGTGTGTAATAGCCAATTTTAGCCCCCTTTAGATTTTCATTGATTGCCTCTTCATTATATTGCAAAGCCTCAAGGCTAGAGATGATTTTTTGCCCATCTTTAAGGCTTAATTTTACATTTTGGCTAGTGTGGATGTAATAGCCATTTTGCCCCTCAAAATCTTTATTATTTTGATTATATCGTAAATCTAATAAATCAAAATCAAGCCTCACAAAATCACTTTTCCCCTCTCTATATGATTTTATACTTTGTTTTTGTTTTGTAGCCTCTTTTTTATCTTTTCTTTGCTTTGCCTCTAATACCTCACTTTCTAAAATATCTAAGTTTTGCATATTTTTAGCAATAAATAAAAGCCTTTTATAATCTTTGCTCCTCTTGTCTATTTGTGCCTTCACTAAGTCGCCCCCACTCCATTTTATAAATTCAATTTTATTTTCTTTTGCGTATTGTTGGAACGCTTGAAAATCATTAAAGAGGCTTTTTATTGTTGCGATATACTCTAGTTTCCTTTTCGTTGCCCTTGGTAATTTAGTTAATAAATTCTCTATTTGTCGCAATACATTAGATATAAAAATACTTTCGCTATAAAATTGTTTTTTGTGCCTTGAGGCTTGTGATATTTCGCCTATATGCTTTGATGTAGTTGGCGAATAGCCTCCATCATTTATTAAAATTGCCCCTCCTTCAAGATGCAAAGCCAATTTGTAGTGATAACCATAAGAATAGAGAGAGGTTCTCTCAAAAAAGGCGTTTCTAGTTTGATTTGTGGCGTTGTCTTGGTTTTTGTTAGCGAATAAGTGCATAACCTCGCTTGATGTACTAAATACTTTTTTCATAGTGATAATTTTTTTTAGTTAGTTTATTAAAATAATTTTGTTAATTGTGCCCCTATATAGTAGGCAAATAATATAATAGGAACAAAGGCTATAATATTAAAAATTTGGTTTGCGATTTTTTCGCCTTTCGTTTGTGATGATGTTTTTACTAAATTCTTCATTTTGATAATTTTTGTTTTTTAGTGTGGCGTTTTGCCTTTCTAATTGGTTGCAATATATATATATTTTAATATACAAGCCTAATAAATTAGTTTTTTTTAATTATTTTTTATTATATTGTTAATACTTACAAAACGCAAAGAGGCAAAGCAAACCCAAAAAGCCTCAAAATTTGGGAGAGAACAAAAACCCAAATCCCTATGTAAATAGGAAACCTAGCGTACAATTGACTTAGCCTGGAAATACAAAAAACCCCCTACTAAATAGGGGGGTAGCGTACAATTGAATGTAGCCAAATTTATTGAAAAATTTATTTTATTTTGATCAAATTTATAATTTTAATTGTTGCATAAGCAAAATAATTGTTGATATTATTAGCACCCCAATACTTAACAATAAAGCGTACCCAAGCCAATCTTCTTTTGCCTGGAAATTAGATTTGAGCTCAAGATTATAAGGCTTAACTTTTTGCCCTTTATCGTTTATATAATACCTCATAAAATCCTTTGAGGTTCTTATATCCTTACTTAATTTTTTCATAGTTTTAATCTTTAGTTATACATTATCACATAAATATCCAAACGCTAATAGCGATACTATTATCCAAAAAAACATCATATTACTTCTATCTTTCTAATTACATCAACATATTGCCAATAATAACCACTTTCAGAGTGTGTTTCCCCTTCCTCACCCAAGGCAACACAAAACCCATCACCATCACCATCATCATCACACTTAACAAGTTTATCTATAACATTATGAATATCTATAACTTCATCAAAGTAATCATACCACTTAATACTACTAGCACTATATATAACCCATAAATCGTTTATCAACTTACCATCTTGGTTGTATGAATGGTTGCGTTCTAACCTATCAATATATTTCAATAAATCGTGTTTCACTAACACTTTTTGTATTTTTTTTTCGTGTTTTTTTCTAACACCAAAAATCACATCACTTCTATATCCCATAATTTTTATTTTAATTTATTAGTTTTAGTTTCTTTTATGTTAATATGCTTAACGCAAGTAGGTTCATCTAAACCATCACATATTGCTTGAGCAATATAATTTTGTGCCCCTTCCTCACATTCAATTACCATCATTACTTCATACTTTTTCTTTTTCATATTATTTATTTTTAGTTAAATTCTGCAGTTTTATATAATTTAATTACCTAAGTGAATAGGGTTGCCTCCACACCCCCCTCCTTTTCTCATAGTGCCACAAGAAGATATTGTAAGTGTTAGTATTGTTATTACTAAGCAAGTAATCATCCAATTAGTAAAGGGTTTTTTACATATCCTTTCACCATTCTCATTATGAGAATATTTGTGCCAAAAATTAGCATAGTCTTTTATAAATTTTTTCATTTTATTTTTTAGTTTAAATTAAATTCAATTGTATCATACTCAATATCTAAATCATCATCTATGTAATATATAATATCACTTTCATCTGGAAATTCTATATTCATTATAGAAAAAGATAAACTTTCAAGCGTTTTTTCGTGCCCACTATCTAGCACCTCAATTTGTTGCACAAAATAATCATTCTTGTGTGTATAAAGTTTTTTCAATTCACTAGCAATATCCATTACCCTATCAAACTCCTCTTCACCATTAGAGTAATCAAAATATATCTTATAATCATCCCAATCACTTTGACTATATCCTTTGCAACTCACATCAATATAATTTTTATACTCAACTCCTTTTTTATAAGAATTTACCTTTTCTACTATGTTAGTATTACGATTATTACTATTTTCAACTCTTACATCCAAGCCCTCCAATAAATAATGTAAATCTTCTACATATAACATCCAAGAACAATCACTATCGTAATCATTCTTTACTACTAATTTAATTTTTTTCATATTATCTATATTTTAAGTTTTCAATTGCTTGGTAGCCACTATTTATCATATCAAACGCCCTACTCCAATCACCATCATCCATAGCCCATTCAATATCATCTTTTCTATGCTTAATACCAAAATTACTATAAGCAAATCCACAAGTAGAAATCTTATAATCACCATCATCATTTTTTGATACACTCCATCTATATCTATTATCACACATACTACTTATCAAATCAATTTTGATTTGTCTAGGTTTACCTTCAACCTTTAATTTGGGAGGAAAATTCCTCACCATTGCGTACTCATCATACTTACTCATAATAATTTTTTTTTAGTTAGTAAAAAGTTTTGTTTTATACCTAAAAAACCCCCCTATTCTCATAGGGAGGCGTTTTAAGACACTAACTAACTAACTTCTCATAACTATAACCCCACAATTATTACATACCATATTATCGTAATCATCCATATAAGCGTTGCCACTCAAATCAATAACCATCCCCTCTCTATTGATACTTACGATACCTTGACACTCCTCAAGCCTCTCATCACCAAAACCCTCTCTCTCATCCCCTCCAATTATTCTATCATCATCCTCACTACTCACAAACCCATTACCTTGTAAATAACTCAACATTGACTTCACTTGATGCCTTACTACTTCATCACCTTCTATCAAATCAACCAATGTTTCTACATCATCATCATCCTCCTTCTTTTCACTACATATAGCATCACCATTCTTATCAAAATCCCCTAGTACATCCATTCTAGCCATTTCAAGTTTATTCCTCACATCATCCTCACACAATTTTTCATCATAAATAGGATTATCACTATCAAACATATTCATAGGTTCGCATCCAAACTTATACCAATCCTCTAAAGGCTTGAAAGTTTTATGTAATCCAACTATCTTATTCCCTTTATAGTAGCAATTAGCCCCCTCTAAGCCTCTTAACATATCTTTATATTCTATTAAAAACTCATCTAAACTCATAGTATTTGGTAATTCACCTAATGAATTTTGCCCAACAAAATCAACTACACTATCCATATAATCCCTAGCCATTTGGTGAAACCAAACTTGTAAACCATCCTCCAAATCCCCTATATTTTCATAGACAAAATCCACACTATCCTTCCCATCATATCTTTCACCATTCAAATCTAAATGTTCAATTTGGAAAGTATTGTGTTTTTCCTCAACCATACAACTTTTTGCACTATTAGGTAATAATACATCACAAATAGGCACACCTCCATAAGATAGTCTTAAAGTATCTACAATATCATTTGAGTATGTAATATCCTCAACACATAAATTCATATCACTAAACATTTTATAGTATAAGGCACTTTGGTGAGGAGTAAATATACCTACTTCATACATCCACTCATCATTTCCTACTTCACAATCAATAAACCAATCGTTATATAGTTTAACTTCTAATACTCTCAAATCATTACTTTCAAAGTATTCGTTGGAAAGCACTAAACCATATTTTTTATTAGCACTTTCATAACCTATATTTTTTTGCGTACATACATCTATATAGTAAAAATCTTTATATACATATACATAGGATGAATTTGAACCTACTTCTTTACCCTTCAATCTAAAATCGTTTGTCTCACAACTTGAATTAGAAATTTTTTCAAATTCCTTTATAGTCATTTTTGTTTTTGTCTCTTGGAAATCTTTAAATGTTTTCATAATAATTTTTTTAGTGTTAGTTATTGTTTACATATAAGCACTATATTTTTAAGAGTACCAAATAATTATAGGTATTTTATTTTTACCTAAAATTACTCATTGCCTGAAAAAATATGTATTAGCCTGGAAATTCCTGAAAATTGATCGGTGGTGGTTCTACGCAAATAAAAGGGAAATGTACCGTACAATTAGCTCACGCAAATAAAAGGAAAATGCACCGTACAATTAGCCTGGAAATAAAAAAAAGCCCTCAAATTGAGAGCTCTTTTTATCTTTTTTTATAGATGTTATTTTCATCTAAACTAAAACTGGAATTATCAAAACCAGATCAAAACTTATGCAATATAACAAAAATTTTTTGACTTAACGCACAAATAAAAGACTTTTCTACCGTACAATTAGAAATAATGCACAAATCTTGCTACTTGTCCACTTTCTTTATCGTGTAAAAACCCTTCTACTGCTTTTGGAACTCCACAAAAACCTTTCCCTGAGTGCCAAGAATCACTAGCAGATGGACTTCTCATATATTCTACAGTAACGCCTATAAAATCTTTAGCATCTAACCACTTATGCTTTATCTTATGGTGTAAATGATGTAGATACCAATACCTATGTGTTGTTTCTGCCCAATCTTTTGGCTTTTCTTGTGCCATTAAAAGAGGTAGTTTATCCATCTTAGCACCATCTCCATGCTCTAATCCAATTAGATTGCTACCATACTTATAATATTTTCTATTTGCCACTCCACAATCAACATTAACATCATTTGCTTTTCTAAACCAACTTTTTAATGCGTGTGCCAAGTGAAAACCACTTTGGTAATCGTGATTAGACATTGAATGAACACAATCTACAGGTGCTACCTCTCTTAACATCTCAACACAATGAACATAAACTTGTAAAGCAACTTCATAATGCTCCCACCACTTGCCATCTGTATCTTGGTATGTTCCTTTTGTAGTTGATGACATAACATTGTCTGTGTGTAAAATATCGTTACCTATGCAAAACAACACTCTATCTATCCCAAAACCTTTAGCTTTATTTATAAGCCCACTAACACCACTTAAAACTCTTGCCACAGCTATATCCATATTGTATTCCTCCCCTGTTTCTCTTGCACTAGCATATTTCCCAATATGAACATCTGCTGGATTTATAACTAATAGATGTTTCCCTTCTTTGTGTTTTATTTTTGGGTATTCTGGGGCATTATCTTCAATGAGCTTTAAAACATTACTAAAGACATTTTTCTCATCAACAACATTTGTTTTGGTAACTACTGAAAATCGTAAATCACCACCCATATTTTGCCAATGCTTAACTGAAATAACATCTTTCTTATCAATACCTCTTTCTAATAAATGATCGTCTAAAGCTGAATTGTGTGAAAGGTTATAATTTAGGTTTTTTAAATCACCTGCTCTATGTTGATATATTAAATCAACTTCTTCTCCTGAAAGTCTAAGTCTTTTTCCCATGCGTGTAAATAAAAGTGTTAGTTACCGTACAATTGCGATAAAGATATTAGGATTTTTTTATCTTCTCCCAACTTCTTCCACCAAAATATGCACCAATGACTGTTAATAAAGTTAATTGTAGTAAATCTATCCAAGTTGCCTCTACCTTAAAGGCTATAGCACCAGCATCTATAAATATTAAAAGAACGGTACTTATAACTAAAAATATTAAAATCATTGGGCGAACATTTTTAGACAACCAAGAGTCAGAAACCATATCAGCCTTCCATCTTTCTGATACCTCTTCTTGCATTTTAGACTCATAAGAATGTATAATCTCTTGTATCTTTCTTTCTGCCTCAAGTTTTTCTTCTTTAGATGTGTGTAAGTTATCTATGACATCACCAACTCCTTTTACAAGTTCTGTTGCTCCACTTGAAAATATTTTACCTAATATACTCATTATTGTTTTTTTATAAATTCCAGTATAATATCTATCTTTCTTT